GAAATATAAATGATATGTTTTGCAAGTGTAACGGAAAACGTAAGAATTACCCGTTGGCGGGTTGGCGGATTATTCGCCACGAATACACGCCAAAGCATTACAGCCGGATAAAGTGTTTGCGTTGCGGGTGCGTTTGGATTACACGGGCAAAATATGTTGAGCAAACGCCCAACGACGACGGGCAAAAACGATTATTTAACGAATAAAAAAGTAACGAGAGTATGAAATTTGAATTAAAAGACATTTGTTTTTCGATTGCGAAACAACAGGAGTACCCGCAAAGGGTTTGAAATGGGATGCGGATTTTAACCAATTCCCGCACGTCGTACAATTGGCGTGGGCGTTCGGCGACAAAGAACGCAGTTTTATAATTAAGCCGGACAATTACGAGATACCGCCGGAAACAACCGCAATACACGGAATAACGACCGAACGGGCAATTGCCGAGGGTGT